AGTAGAGTCTGGAGATATAGAATCAACTATACCATTCAAGTATATGTTAGACAATGAGGAACTTCCTATAATCATTGCATAATGGCCAGACCAAAATTACCTGAGATAGATAAATTAAAGAAACGAGTCAGGAAAAGATATCCTGGCTCTGTATGTGTTCAAGACTCTATAGGAGAATTCTATATAGAATGGCAATCTGAAAACTTAAATGATACATTCTTAATGGAAAATAGTTCTTCTGAAATAGAAGCATGGCAACAAGCTAGTATAACAGCTAAGCATGAACAACATATTAATAGAACACATCCTTTAAAGAAATTAATGTCTCAAGAACAAAAAAATCAAAATAAAGAACGTATAACAAGAAGAATTAGAAAAATATGATGATAAAAACAATAAATCACTCATGGGCAATACCAGAATCAATGATTAATAGACATGGTGAAATCTGGGCAGGAATAGATTTTGAAATCAATCCAAGAATTTCAAATTATGCATTCCGTAATGATCCGTTATCAGTAAATGTTGGAAAACTTTGTTTATGTAATAAGAAATTAGATACTAATTTAAAACAATTAAGATCATTAAAAACAATATTAGAACATGTTATCACTGATTTTAAATTATTACATGGTAATCAAGGAACTATTGATGTTAATGTATTAAATATTACATTTCACTTAAGATCTATAGAAATTCAAAGATTATATGAAACAATTACTGATTCTATAGACGTAATTCAGAAATCTTATAGATTAGGACTATATTTATAATAAAGAACAAAATGAAGAAATATAAATATTTTTTTATATCTGATTCTAAAAAAGAAGCCGTTGGAAAAGTAACAGCTTTAACACAAAAAAGAGCAATTCAAAAAGCTGCACAAATAAAACGATTATCAACTAATCATTTTTTAGAATTATTTAATGTAGAAGAAATTCATGAGTAATCATTTATCAAATATTGAAGTAGGATTAGCTGAATATAATTTTTTTCAGCAATTATCATCTAATGAAAAATTTTTCTACTTAACTGAAATATATGATATAGAAACAAAAAAGAATGGCAATTCTTCAATAGTCGACAATCTTCAACTATTTTTTGATGATTTAACAGAATTACAACAATATGACGTATTAAATAGCACTGGAAGTGATTTTAGTAAAGTTGATGTTTTAGTAGATAATGATAACATTGTATTAGAATCTAATAGTCTTCGAGCTGTAAAACATATTAAATATAGATTTATGGATGATGGATATATATTAATACGTGATAGTGATGTTGAAAAAATGTTTAAAAAGAATAAAATAACACGATATTTACGTGTTTATAAAATTATAGGACGAGTTTTTCATTTGTGCTATAATTAATAATATAAGCATTGAGATACGGTAGGTCTCGATTTTTATAAAATTAAATTTAAAAACGGTTAGCTAATGCAACCAAAAAACACAGGAGGTTTAAAATGACACATTTTAAAGAAACACTATTATTCAATGACTTCGATTTAGTTTGGAAAAACTTTTTCGATCAATCTTCTAAATTTTTACCGGTAACATCAAATAAAATGAATTATCCAGTTGATATATTTACAACTGATAATGGAATACAATTTGAAATTGCCGCAGTAGGTTTAGAAAAATCAGATATTGAAATTTTAACAGAAGGAGAAACGTTAAGAGTTCGATATGACAAAGGCAAAGAAGAAAAACGTGAATTTATTCACAAAGGTATCGCTAAAAGAGCTTTTGATTTTGCTTGGAAAATATCTAAAGAATTAGATTTAACAAAAGCAGGAGCTGTAATGGAAAAAGGATTGTTAGCAATAGATATTCCATATGCTAAAGATAGAGCACCAAAGCGATTAACAATTAAATAAGTTATATGAGACCTACCAACTCAATGTATATATCTCCAACTATTGAGTATCAAAATAAGAGATTTAATATACGAAGATTAGTTCGAGAAAATCCGGAAGAAAATATAGAATATTGGAAATCATTAATTGCTCATGATCTTGTTTTAAGAAAAGATGGATATTTGTGGTTTTTAATTGAAATTTCTGATGCTGAAATTATAGAAGAATGAAAAAGAAAAAATTACCAAAATATGTTCAACAATTATTTAAAAAGCCACAATTTAAAATTGGAGAAATTGTTAAATATAATTTCCTAGGAGAAATAGGATGGGGAAGAATAACTAAAATTAGAAAAGACAATGACAAAGTTACTTATATGGTTAAAGGAAATGGGTATGTATATCCGTGTGGCATTCAAATCAAAGAATACTCCAGTTATTACGCCGGAGCCATCGACTACGAGACTTCAAAAAATAGATCAGATAATGAGCAAACCGGAGTTTCAACAACTAAAACACGAACTAACAATCAAACAAGGAAACGACTTTCTGGATCTAATAGCAACTCAGTATCAGATACAAGACTTAACATTGGGACAAAGACTGATATTAGGAATGGCAATGAACAATACATTAAACCAGATTCAAGAAGCAAAAAATCAGCTGAAAGAACGGAATTAGATAAAGAGTTTGATAAACAGAAAAATTTCTTAAGAAAATTTACATAAAGGTTGGATATTAATAATATTATTCTTATTATATAGAAAAAATAAGAAATATGAAAAAAGTAACAATATTATTAAGTGTGATGCTAATAGGTTTAGTATCATTTAGTCAGAAACTTGAATTTGACAAATATCCAAATATCGATAGTTTAAAAACTGTATTACATAATACATTAACAAAATTTAAGAATGATAAAGATATGTCATTTTTAAATTCTAATATTGTAATAAATGATAGTTTAGACTATTCTCATTATAATTCTACGACTGGTAATTATGTAGTATATTCAACTATGAATTCAAAAGATTATATAAAAACGATTTTAGATCCAAATTTATCTTCTTTTATCAGTCATCCAGATTATGAATTTGAAATCTTAGAAACATCAGAATCATTTATTAATCATTTTGATAAATGGGTAATAGTAGTAATGATTGATTCTGATAAATATGAAAAACAATTGATAGTTCAATTTAATTTTCATTATTCAAATAAGTTACAGCATATTGATATAACAGGATAAAATATTAAATCTTGATCAGTAAAAAAGCGCTTCTTTATGGAGCGCTTTTTTTATTTTAAACTAACAAAAATTTTATATTAACTATAAGAATAGTATTCATTAGGTTCAGATTTATATACGTCTAATGGTCCTGGGATTGGTTTTAATTTAATTCCATTTTTTGCAAATCCAGCTTTTAATCTACTTGCATCCATTCTAGCTTCTGTCATTAACATTCCTATTATATACTTATATATTCTATCAGCACCTAGGCCTTTTAATGGAGCTGGAGTATTTTGTTTAAACCATTGACCAATTGTTCCTTTGCTAAAAACAGTAAATAAAAGTTTATCATCTACTAATAATTTTCCACCCATATTTAGGACTTTACCATCTGCTCCTTTAACTGGATATGTTATATATTTTATATTAATACTATATGGAGCTCTTTTAATGTCTGCCCCTTTTGAATCTTTTTTATCAACTCCTAAAAACGAATAAGTTTTTTCAGCTTGAACTTTTTCACCGGATTCTTTGTCGTCTGGGTCTACTTGTGCTGGCATATCTGCAGGAACTTCAGCGTCTGCTTGTTCTTTAAGATTTTTAGTTCCAAATCTTTTCATATTTTCTTGTAAAATATTCAAATTCATAATTTTCCTTTGTATTGTTAGTTTTATTTATAATAAATATATCAAAAATAAGTTTTCATATCTGATTGTAAAATGTCATTTTTTTTATTATAATATATTTATATAAGATAAAACAAGAAAGGTAAAAACATGGATAAAGTTAAAAATATAGTAAATTCGTCATGGTTTAAAGCTGCTGCAATAGGCGGTATTGGTGTATTATTATTGTTAGACAAAAATGTATTTTATTCCGGTATTGCATTTGGATTTGCAGTACGTGAATTTTTCTTAATATTTAAAAAATAATTAAAAAGGTTATAAAATGTCAAAATTTATCTACAAAGAACAAGTTCAGGATCTAATAACTGACTCAGCTGATATTGTAAGAATGATGGGAAGATCATTAGAAAATGGTCATTTAGATACAAATTCAGCTTTACATAATTTATCTGCTGCATTAACAAAATTAGAAAAAGCAGGTGAATTTCTAAGAAAATAATGAAAAAATTTTTTCCGTATTTAGTATTAATAGCAGCATTAGCTCTAGCATCTAGTGCTGCATATTATAGTGTATATGGAATTAGTAAATTATTTTCAGCAGCTGCAATATCAGTTGCCATTATGGCTGGGACGTTAGAAGCTTCAAAACTTATAGCAGCAACTTATCTTCATAGATATTGGAAAAAAATTAATTTTCTTTTTAAATTATATTTAACATCAGCTGTATTAATTTTAATGATAATAACTTCTATAGGAATTTATGGATTTCTAACCGCAGCATATCAGAAAACAGCAAATGAATTATTTGTAATGGACAAAGAAATATCTGTAATAGAAATGAAAAAATCTAGATACAATGAACAATTAGATGGATACATATCTGAAAAAATACAATTGGCTAGTTCGATAACAGAATTAACAAAAGGTCTTTCTAATAATAAAATTCAATGGAGAGATAAAGAAACTAATCAAATTATTACTTCAACTTCTAGTAGAACCAGAAAAGTATTACAAACTCAATTAGATGATTTCAAAACACAAAGAAATAAAGTGTCTGTAAAAATAGAAGGATTAACAGATTCTATAACTAAATTAGATTTAAAAGTTTTAGATTTACAATCAAATTCAGATGTTGCCAATGAAGTTGGCCCATTAAAATATGTTTCTGAATTATTAAATCGCCCTATGAATCAAGTAGTGAATTGGTTTATATTAATTTTTATATTTGTATTTGATCCATTAGCTGTAGTTTTATTAATTGCTGCTAATAAAGCTTTTGAAATAGTTAGACAATCTATAAAAGAAAATATATATGGTGAACAAGTTATAAAAAATAGTAATCCGGATGTTTTTAGGCCTCCACATCCATCTGATGCAGCTGCAGTACCTTATTCTGATACTGAAGATTTTCTTGAAGAAGAAGCTGAAAAAAGAATGGATATTATAGGTCAAAATGGAAATGAAGGATTACATTATAAAGAAGAATCAAAACCAGGAAAAACAAAAGTTATATCATGAAAAAAGAAAAATCAACAAAAATGTTACAATGCAGATGTGAAAATTGTACTAATATAGTAGAAGTAGCTAAAACATCATTATCAGTCGTTTGTTCTTTCTGTACATTTAAAATGGCAGAAGGTATATTGGAATATTCCAAATAATTTATTATAATAAATAAAAAGTTATGTTAGAAGCCGAAAAAATTAAATCGAACTGGGATGAATATAGAAATAGGGTGAATACTTTATTTCCAGATAGAGCAGAAAAATTAAATAAATTATATGATGATTATGAAGAAAGGATTGTAATGATGCCTGCTTCTTCAGTTGCACATTATCATAATGCATTTGCTGGAGGATATATAGATCATGTATTGAGAGTAATGGATTGCGTAAATAAATTATATGATTCATGGGAAAGTATGGGATCTGATATGTCTGGATATTCTAAACAAGAAATGATGTTTGCTGCTATGCATCATGATTTAGGTAAATGTGGTTTTCCGGGAAAAGGAAGAGAAGTATACCAAGTTGAAACATCAGATTGGCATAGAAAAAATATGGGAAGAATGTATAAGCATAATGAAAATATTCCTTTCACAATGGTACCGGATTTATCAATATATTTACTTCAAAAATATCAAGTTCAAATGTCTTGGAATGAGTTTCAAGCTATTAGAATACATGATGGTATATATGATGATGCTAATAAACCATATTTTATTGCAAGATCAGCACAAGCTAAATTAAAAACTAATTTACCTTTACTATTACATCATGCAGATCATATGGCATCACAAATAGAATATGAAAGATGGAGATCTCATAAAAATAATTCTCCTAATCCTATTAGTGCAAAAACAAAAGCAACAAAGAAAACAGCAATTAAAAATTTAGCAGAACAAAATCCGGATATTGACAAATCAATAACAGATATATTTAAAACATTTGGAGATTCATGATTGAAATTGTATTATTAATATTAACATCAGGAACTGCAGTTTACTTTATGTATAAAGCATATACTTTAGCTGGATTATTTGCAGATCAGGAAGATTATATACAAGAATTAGAAGAATATTCTCAATACATGTATAATCAAATTAAAAATTCATTAAATGAAGCAAAACGTATTGATAGCAAAGGAGCTTTTGAAGCAGATGATGAAACTGGAACGATATTTGAACAATTAAAACAAGTAGTAGTTAACTTAGAGGAAGAATTTAATGCCAAGAAAAAAGAAAAAAAGTAATAGATATTGGACAAAAATAACTGAATATTCAGTTGCAGCATATAATAGATCTAATGACAAACAGGTTTTAAAAGAAAAAATTTATAGAAGATTTATATATCCTGCTTTTTTAAAGTTGTCTGAAAATCTTATTAATAAAATGAAGCCGGATTATATTAATTCTTCTTTTCAAGATTTACAAACAGATTTGGTAACATATTTAACAATGAGATTAGATAAATTCAATCCTAGCGCCGGTAAAGCATACTCATATTATACAAGAACTGCATTTAATTATTTAATAGCAGAAAATCAAAAAGGATATGCAAAATTAAAAAAAGAATCGGACCCTATAGATATAGACGAAGAAAGAAATATTGTAACAGAAATGCATAACAACGAAATGAAAGAACTTTTACAATTTTTCATGAATGCATATGTTAACTATTGTTATGAAAATATTAACAGAATATTTACAAATCAATCAGATATACACGTTGCTGACTCAATATTGTATCTATTTGAAAATAGAGAAAATATAGAGCAATATAATAAAAAAGCTTTATATGTATTTATACGTGAACGTACAGGATTGCAAACTAATAATATTACTAAGGTTATTAAAGTACTAAAAAACATATATAATCTAAAATTCAAAGAATATGAACAAAATGAATTCGTGAATTTACCCTTTTGATATTTATATTAAAGGAAATGTTCCCATGGATATTAATGAAGAATTATTCAAAGGTGTTAGTTTTGCTGATTTAATGTCAAATGTTTATCACAATTCAAAGAAAAAAGATAGACAAATAAATCAATTAATATCACAATTACAACCACTTATAAGAAATGCGTCAGATGCTACTATTATAGTACCTTTAATAAAAGAATATTTAGACGTAGCAGTAAAAAATGATGATCATATAGTTAAACTAACTGCTATTACTCAACGTTATATTTCAACTACTCAGACTATATCTGGAGAATCATCACTATTAAGTGAATCTGAAAAGAAAGAATTGCTAGGAATGGCATCTAAAGAATTTGAAGATGAGCTAACAGATGAAATAGAAAAAATAGAAGAAGAAGATAAAGAACTTCAAGAAAAAATTCAAAAAGCTAAAGATTTAATACAAGAAAAGGATTCATAAATGTCTACTTTTACTAAAGTTAATTTTGAAATTGCAGAAGTTATTGATGTTGAACCTTTAAAAACAGGAAATGACGAACAAAATTTATATTCTGTTAAAGTTGAAATTTTTAATACTAGTACTACTCAACATGATATAAGTGCTAGGCCGGCTTCATTAAATATTTTAAAGCCACCATTAAAAGGAGAAATAATTTTAATCTTTTCCGGACCAAATCAATATTCTGGTAAATCTAGAAAAGAATTACAATGGTATTATTTATGTACACTTCCAATTCAATCTAGTATATATCATAATTTATTACCAAATGCTGCATCATCAGAAACATTTACGCCACCTATTGAACCAAAAATTGTTAATCCTTTACAATCATTTACGGGCGATTTATTATTACAAGGGCGTTTTGGAAATACAATAAGATTGGGATCATCCAAAATAAAACAAGACACAGATACTGCAGTAGAGCCGAATTGGGTAGATAATACAAATGATGACAAATTAATTACAAATCCAATAATTATACTATCAAATACTACAAAACAAAAACAATCGGATCAAGATAATATTTATGGAAGAAAATATAGTATAGAACATTTAACAAATGACGATTCATCGTTTTATTTAACTACATCTCAACAATTATCAACTTTAAAATTATCTGGAGTAACTGATAAATCTGGAGGATATAATAAATTTAATAAATCTCAATTTATAGGAATTGCAGACCGTATTTTATTAGTTTCAAAAACTAATAGTATAATTCTTGATTCAAAACAACGTATTAATTTAAATGCTGAACAAGTATTGTTAGGTGGAGACGATGCAGCTGAACCAATGGTAAATGGACATGAGTTATTATTAGCATTGTTAGATTTATGTTCAGCATTACGAGCTGGTACTAATGGCACCGGCGGAGTTTTTTCTGAACCAAATCCTGCAGCTAAAGGTTATATAAAAAAAGTTGAAGAAAGATTATCTGCAGCAACAAATCCAAAATCAATATTAAGTTCAAGATACTTCATGAAAAAATAAATAGAAAGATTAAAATATGCCTGTTACATCACCATTAGACAAAATTCCATTAATTCCTCCAGTATTAACTAGTATAGCTGTTGATAAAATTGTAAAATTTATAAATAAACTAATTGAAGATTTATTAAAAGTAGTACAGGATTCAATAAAGCTACCAGATGATTGCGATTGTAATGACCCTAGAATTGATGCATTAAAAGATAATCTAGATGATATATTAGAAAGACTAAAAAAATTACAAAACCTCGTTGCACAAATTATGAAATATGTCAATTTATTTAAGACATTAATAGGAATAGCATCTGCAATAAAAAATACATTATATACAGTACCAATTATAGGACAAGCTGTATTATTATCTGATTTATCAATGGTACAAACTATGACAATTGAAAATGCAAAAAAGTCATTAGGACAACTAGAAGGAATTCCTCCTAGATTAAATATTGGTGTAGATATGGCAGTATCCCAATTGGCACAAGTTGCTACAAGATTAGCATCTGCTTGTTCTGGAGCAGCAAATGGTACTGGCAATGATGGAAGTACTAGCGATGAATTGTTAGAAGTACCAAAACAATTGAAAGACGAAATTGACAAATTAAATCTTGATTATAATGATTTATTACCTAGTGAATTTTATCAAGAAAAAAATGTATCTATAGATGATATAGATTTAAGAGGTGATTTAATACAAGATTTAATTAATCAACAGCAAGATTTATTAAGTTCGCTACAAGAAGCTCCTTCTCAATTAATTAAAGGAAATGGAGCTCCAACTAATGATCTAGGAAAATCCGGTGATTATTATGTAGATGAAATTACAAATGAAATATATGGCCCAAAATTAAATAATAAATGGATTGATACGTAAATCTATACATTACATATTTATAATAAAAAGAAATAATCATGAAACAAGAAAAATTTATTAATGTACTAAAAAAAGTTATAAACGAAGAAGTTCGAACAGTTATTAAACAAGAGCTTACAGAAATAATAAAACAAGGTTTAGAAAATACAATACAAGAAATTAAAACTTCGCCTAAAGAATCAGTTACATCGAAAAAGTCTAATAATAAAGTTAAATTTAAAGAAAATAAATTTTCAGATATTTTAAATGAAACAACAAGATTAACAGAAAATAACAAAGTAGCTGATTATGCATCATTAATGTCAGAAGATATTATGATGACTTCAAAAGATGCTCAAGGATTTGGAATGAACAGAAGCATACAAAATATAAATCAAACTTCTGTAATGTCAGATCCAGAAACTGGAAAAACGTTAGAAGTAGATCCCGTTATTCAAAAAGCAATGACACGTGATTATTCAACGTTAATGAAAGCAATTGATAAGAAGAAAGGAAATGGGATACCGATTAGAAAATAGTGAAATTAGATCTGAATCAAATTCTGCAATTGGAATAAAATTTCCGTTTAATGGTAAACGTGTTTTTAATTCTACATTTACAACATTGGAACAATCCGAAAGTAATTTAAAAAATTTACTTTTAACAGGATTAGGAGAAAGATATGAACTAGTAGAATTTGGAACTTCTTTAAAATTTCTTTTATTTGAACAGCAAACTACTAAATTACAAATAGCTATCGATGAAGAAATACGTAACTCTGTTAACAGATGGTTACCATATATTAATATTGAAAAAATTGAAGTCATATTTGATACACCATTACCAAATATAATAACAGTTGTATTAGATTATACAGTATCAAATATTGATGCGTTAAAATCGATTACAATATCAGCAAATGAATCAGGACAAGTAACAGTTGAATAAAAGGAGTATTATTAAATGGACGTAAATAAAAATGTAAACTATTTAAATAAAGATTTTAATCAATTTCGAAAAAATCTTATTGAATTTACAAAACAATATTTTCCAAATCAACATACTGATTTTAATGAATCATCACCTGGAATGTTGTTCTTAGAATTAGCAGCATATGTTGGAGATGTTTTATCATTTTACGCAGATACTAGTTTAAAAGAATCAATTTTAAATCAAGCTCAAGAAAGAGGAAATATAATTAATCTAGCTAATATGTTAGGATATCAGCCATTAAATGCAGTTCCTTCCCATGTTAAATTAAATGTTTTTCAATTAATTCCTGCAGTAGGATCTGGAACTAATAATAAACCAAACTTTGATTATGCATTATCAATTAACGCTGGAATGCGAGTATCTCAAGAACAAGGATCTGCAGAATTTAGAACATTAGAATCAGTAGATTTTAATTTATCTTCATCTGTTAGTCCAACAGAAGTTACTATTTATGAAGTAGATGATTCTACTAATGAGCCTACATATTATCTTTTAAAGAAAGAAGTACAAGCAGTATCTGGAACTATTAAAACAAAAAGTTTTTCTTTTGAATCTGCAAAAGCATATGATAAAATAGTATTACCAGAAGAAAATGTAATAGAAATCATATCAGTTACTGAAACAGACGGCGATGCATGGACAGAAGTTCCATATTTAGCACAAGATACAGTTTTTCAAGAAGTATTAAATGTAAAAGAAAATGATCCAGACACATTTCAATTTCGTGACTCATCTCCGTATCTATTAAAAATGAAAAAAGTTGCTAAAAGATATATAAGAAGATTACGATCAGATAATAAAATGGAACTTCAATTTGGTGCTGGAGTAAGTAGTAATAATGATGAAGAAATAATTCCTAATCCATCAAATGTAGGTAATGGATTAGAACGACAAAGAAAAAACATTAATGTTGATATTGATCCTTCAAATTTTTTATATACAAAAGCATATGGAGAAGCTCCTTCAAATACAACATTAAATGTAACATATTCCACCGGTAATGGATTATCTGACAATGTTGATAGTAATACTATTAATAAAATAGATTTTGTATCATTTCGTGACGACCCAAATTCAACAAATGCTACAGCAATGGTTAATTTTGTTAAATCATCTATTTCAATTAATAACATTGGACCTGCTCGAGGAGGTAAAGAACAAGATTCATTACAAGATATAAAAAATAACGCAGCTGCAAATTTTGCAACTCAAAATCGATTAGTTACAAAACAAGATTATCTTGTTAGATGTTATTCTATGCCAGCAAAATTTGGAAGTGTGGCAAAAGCATATATTGTTCCAGATGACCAAATAGATCAAGAACAATTAGAAGATACTCGTATTGCTAATCCATTGGCTATGAATCTATATGTATTAGGATACAATTCAGATAAACAATTAACCGAATTAAATAAAGCTATTAAATTAAATTTAAAGACATATCTAGATTATCATCGAATATTAACAGATGCTATTAATATTAAAAATGCATTTATTATTAATTTTGGAATTGATTTTGAAATAACTGTATTGCCTAATTATAATTCAAATGAAGTGTTATTAACGTGTATAAATGAATTACAAACATATTTTAGAATAGATAATTGGCAAATTAATCAACCGATAATAAAATCAGAAGTCATGCAAATAATAGCTAATTCAAAAGGAGTACAAAACGTAGTAGGATTGCAATTTAAAAATCTATTTAAAAAGACAGAAAATTATTCTGGTAATGTATATGATTTAGAAACTGCAACAAAACAGGGTATTATATATCCTAGTCTAGATCCTAGTATATTTGAAATTAAATTTCCTAAAAAAGATATTAAAGGAAAAGTAACAACATATTAACATGAAAATATTTATATAAAATTATGGCACTAACATTATCAACATCAGGCATAACTAATTCAGGAACAATTCAAGCTGCACATATATCGCAATCGATTGATGCATTGAAAGGAACTCATGCGTATAATTTAACTCCATCTGGGTCGTTTACGTTTACAGGAGATACTGTTTTCACCGGGACTGTATCAGGGAATAAATCAAAAATAATTACTTCCCAAGTACCAAATGATTCGACAATAACATTTGATGTAAATGGTGATTCAAATTCTATATATGTATTAATAGTTCCCTCCGATGGTAATCAAGGTTCAAATGGAATTGGATTTAAATTGCCTAGACCAAATTCTGTAACGCCTGGTACTGCATATAAAATTATAGTTGGACAAGTGGGAGATACTGCTACTAGTCCAGCGGCATTAGCAAGATCATTTAATATCTTTGTTGAGAGTTCTGATCAAAAAGCCTTATTCAGTATTCTTACTACTACTAATGCCACATTACAAAAGTCAAATGGACCTTTTGTTCAAATGGAAATAGCATCTTCTAGAACCTTTACTGGAGATCAATATGATTTGATATGTGATGGAACATATTGGCACGTAACAGGAGTAACTGGATCACCTACTATAACATATTCAAATTAATAGAAAAATAAAAAATGTTTAAAATATTATATCCATCCCAAGACACTACTATTTTAGAAGCTTCTAAAGAACTTAATGCTGGACTTGATGAAATTCTAGAAATTGGTAAGCGTGATACTACTGGCGGAACTAATTATTTAAAAACAAGATCGTTAGTTCAATTTGATATAACACAAGTAACTAAATCATTAACAAAATATAATATTAATATTAACAATTGTAAGTTCTTTTTACAATTACATACAACTCATGCAATAAATCTTCCTTCGAATTATAATATACATGCTAAAATGATTGCCGATCAATGGGATAATGGTTTAGGGTTTGTAAATTCAAATCCTAAAATTAAAAACGGATGTACGTGGAATTATCCAACGTCAGGATCAATTTGGTCTTCTGGATCTTCTTTATTACCTAATGAATTTGTTGATGGAAGTAATATATACATATCTGGTTCTGGTACCGGTGGAAGTTCTTTATATCAAGATCCAAATTCTGGATTACAAATGGTATTTTCTCAATCATTTGATCGTGTTAGTGATTTAGATCCATTACAAACTATTAGAAATACTGATATTTACATGGATGTTACTTCCGCTATTAAAACATGGCAATCTGGATCGAATGGTAAAATAATTCCAAATTATGGATTTTTATTACAATTTTCAGATGTCGACGAACGCAATCTTAACACTCAAGGACAAGTTAGCTTTTTTAGTCGTGAAACTCATACGGTATATGTTCCAAAATTAATTATGTTTTTTGATGATTCAACATTCAATACAGGATCAATGTCAGAAATTAATTTTGAATCATATAAAATATACACAGATATTAAGAAAGAATATAAAGATACAAGTGTTAATAAAATACGAATATTTGCACGAGATAGATATCCTAGTAAGTCGCCAACAAATCAATTCCCAGAATCTACGGTAAAATTTTTACCTACTAGTTCATTTTATTCAATAACAGATGCAGGATCAGAAGAAGTTGTTATACCATTTAATAAGGATTATACAAAAATAAGTTGTGACAGTACTAGTAATTTTATTAATTTAGACACAGCTGGATTAATGCCAGAACGATATTATAGATTAATATTTAAAGTTGATTCTGGAATATATGAAGAAATTATTGACGACGATTTTTATTTTAAAGTAGTTAGGTAAATTAATGATAAAAAGTTTAAAAAAATATCCTAGGGTTGGACAACGACTTTCTAGATCTAAAGCTTTATCTGAAGGTCCTATAAAAAGCAGTCAAAATAAAAATGGAGATGGAAAACAGCAATCTTTAAATATATCATCAACTGTACCTACTAATCAAACTATACCAAATGCAGTTTTACCTAGTTCGAAAGAAAAATATATTAAAGATGGGTTAGCTAGCACAACAAATGAAATATTAAAACGAGATCGAGCTGGCAATTTAGAATTTCAACAGGACAATAAAAATCAACAACCTTTATTAATAGAGCCAATAACAGAAACATATACAAATAAATCATTTATTGATGCAGTTGATACACAATTTCAATTTTTTAAATTTCCTCCTAAAATTAAATCAAGCGGAGAATTAGATCTAGATTTCAATATTGATTTTAATATAAATGATTTAGGATATGATCCTGTTTCTGGATTATATCAAATATCAAACTCAATGGATAGCGCCAATTTAAAATTATATCCCAATAAGCGTATAACTGTTCCATTTGATAAAACAATAAATGGTCATTCTATTGATACTGACCGTAATGAATATATTATTACGCCAGCTATGTTAAAATATTTAAAAGATTCAGGAAGAACTTTGTTTTTTGAACTTGATTTATATACTCAGATAAAAAATGATGATTATAATGTTAATTATTTTGTATATTTAAGTAGAGTTATGAAACAAAAATGGAGGCCATGGGTGGGTTCTTCTGGTGGTATAGATAATAGAGGTTATAGATATTCTGGATATAGTAGTCCTTCAGCTGGGAGATATGTTAGAAAATTAAATACTAGTTTTCAGAATGGAAGTACTACGTTATTATTTGATCCAATGAAATGGGGATATACTAATTATGACGGAGGCGCATCAGGAAAGCCTCCAGGAGTAGAAAAACAAGCTTCTTGGTTTATATCTGGAGATGATGATACTGATAGAAGATTTTTTGCATATTCAATGAAACATTCGTTTAAATTTTTAGTAGATCCAAATGATATTGCTCCATATGATATGTATTATATATCGGTAAAAGCAGATGTAGCTAATAGTCCATATAATACTAGCGCTCCTGTAACTAGTACTACTCATATTGCTTCCGTAAATAAAAGTACTGCATTATTGCGTGTTTCTTCAGTTAAAGATCCATTAAAATCAGAACCTAATAGACAATACAGATTTCAACAAAAAGGAGCGTATGCCGGGTCACCAGAAAATCCATTGACTTTAAATTTTCTTAAGAAACCATATTCTAGCAATATACGTACAGATAATCCATATGGACTCATTTATACAAATGATCGAGGATATTGGTTGGATTATAGACCAGATTATGATTAAATATTATGCTTAAAAACTACTCAAATAAAGACGAATTATTAGCTGCAAAAAAAGCATTAAGTGCAAACAGAATAGATAAATTAGACTATGATTTATTAAAATTCCCTAGATATCGAATATCGCATGTATCTACTTTATTGCCTAGTTTTAATCAACGTATTGAATTACATGTATATTCAAATGAAACATGGATAACTGGAAATCATAGTATAACTGCAACATCAGATATTCCTACACAATATTTTGGAAGTTCTACATCTAGTAATGATCAAAAATTTCCATATGGAATTTTAAATATTAGTATATTAGATGAATTCAATAATTTAGGTATTACTGCAGGAAAATTTAGATTTGTTTTAAACTTTTTTACAAATTTAATTGGTAATTATGATAATCAATATTTAAAAATTTCTGAAATATCACCTGATCGTACAGAAGTAAAGTTATCATTAATTGATAAAGAAAATCAAATAGGACTTTCGCAGATAGCATCATATGCTTCATCTGTACGACAAACATATGAAAATGGAAACAAAAATAATCCAAATGTTACAGAAACATATATATTAAATTTTAGTCAAAATAATTGTGCGCAATTTGTTAATAGTGTAGTTGTTGGAGAACATTTATATGTAAAATTATTAAAACCTTTAGACTCTAATATTGAAGAAAAATTTAAATGTTGGGTAGTTAAGGAAGATAAACTTCCTTATGTTGATTCAATACATATTTTAGCTGATTCAATATTAGACGAAATAAATAGATTATCAGGTCCTAATTGGCAAGCTAATTCAGAAGCTACTAGTATATCAACAGAAACAGATTTAAAATCTTGGAATGACTTGTTAGGATCTTCAATACAAACATCTCAACAAATAATTGACTCATATTTCTCCGGAAGTTTATCTGGAATTGATTTAAATATTCAGTATCATGATTTTAATAATTTTGTTTTTTATAGCTCTGCAGCAGAACGTGTTGCAAATTTTAAATATAAACTAGGTTTAATTGAAACATATGTTTCTCAATCAAAAGTAATTTCAAATATTACTAGTAATATTTCAACAACAAATGCAAATGATTTTAATATATTAAAAACAAATTTAATATCTGGATTTGATGAATTTGAACAATATTTGTATTACGAATCTTCGTCTATAGATTTCACACATGATATTTACTTATCTAACGATATTAATGTTTCTGAATTAACAGGTAGTTATATTCAACCAGCTCCAAAAAGTAATTCAACCATACCATATAGTATCATGTCTGTTACTAGTAGTGAATTTAATGTATGGTATAATGCATTATATTATTCTGCTAGTTTATATGACAATTACAATAATAATATATTAACAAAAGGTATTCCAGAATTTATAAGATTTGATTCAAATAATTCGGATATGGATATATTTGTTAACATGTTAGGACATCATTTTGACATTCTATATACATATGTAAAATATTTATCAAAACTTTACGAACGTGATGAACATCCAAAACGAGGAGTTCCTAATGAATTATTATATCAAGTTGCAAAACAATTTGGATGGAATTTATCCATAGGTAATCAAGGTGCAGATTTATGGGAATATTTATATGGAACAAATGAATTAGGAACACCAATAACTGGATCTTTATCTGTTGGAGATCCTGGCGTGTCTAGAAAAGACATGACTTTTCATGTATGGAGACGTATTGTTAATAATTTGCCATATTTGTTAAAATCGAAAGGAACTAAACGAAGTATCAAAGCTTTATTATCATGTTATGGAATTCCTCAATCAATGATTTCAATTAATGAATATGGAGGACCTAAATTAACAAGAACTCCTATATATGAGTCACATGAATTAAAATATGCGTTAGATTTAATAAATAATTCAGCTGGTACTACTGAAATAGATTATTCTGGTCAAATTCGCTCTGTAGAGCTAAGATTCCGAACAGATAATGTACTAACAAATCCATCGATGCCATCTACTATGAATTTATATTCCGTTGGTGGAAACAATGTTACAATTGATTTTAACAGTGGTACTTTAGGAACTATTAGAATAAACACAACAGCGTCAGGATTAATTGATTGTTTTGATGGAGAATTTGTAAATACTTTATTAAGATCTGGTTCTGATAACGGAACATTAGAATTAATAGCTCAAAAATCAAAATTTGGAAAAATTACAACTACGGTTTCAGCATCAGTAACAGGAAGTTTTCCTAGTACTGGTAAAGTTATATTAGGTGGAGAACCAGGTGGCAATGGAGGATCTAGATTACAAGGACAATTACAAGAATTTAGATTATGGACTTCAAGTTTAGATTTGGCTCCATTTTCCAATCATACAAAAGCACCGGGAGCATATGACGGTAACATAGATACATATAATGAATTATTGTTTAGATTACCATTGACTGAAAATGTAAATCATAATTTAACTAGTAGTTTATTAGGAATTGAACCAAACGAATCCAATATATCAGCATCATTTTTTAATTGGTCTAATTCAAATCCATATAACTCATTTGAAGAAACATATTTTTATGATGCTATCACTGTTGGTAATGATACATTCGATGATAATAAGATTAGAATAGAAGACAATAAATTAATTGCTCCATTATCTGTAAATAATAGAGCAGAACAAAGTCAATATGATACTGCTCCAAAAGATTCTCCTAAATTAGGCGTATTTTATTCTCCTCAAACAATAATTAATGAAGATATTATTTCACAATTAGGACGTGTTAATTTAGAAGATTATATTGGAGATCCTATTGATAATGACTCTAGAAATTATTCTGTTTTAGAAAAATTTGCAAATACTTATTGGAAAAAATATAAAGATAAAAGTAATTTAAATGATTTCTTAAGTATATTTAAACTATTTGATTTAACATTCTTTTCACAAATTGATCAATTATTACCAGCTCGAGCTGAAAAGATAAAAGGATTATTATTACAACCAACATTATTAGAAAGAAGTAAAGATAGTACAGATACAGGATATTTTACTAAATTTAATGAAACATATAATACTGAAATTATTTTATCTGACTCTACGAAAAATATTACTTCTTCTATTCATGATTTAAGTAGTAATTTAATAATAGATGATTATAGAAATAATACTATTGATGGTAGTATATCAGATAATTTAATTGCATATTTAACATCTAGTAGTGATTCATATGCATCCGCGTCATATCAAAAAACATCATTGCGTAGACAAAACGGAGCATGGGTAACTGATGTAACGCCTTATTGGGAATCAGAAGCAGTATCTCCTATTATTTTAGATTCTAGAAAATCTAATATATATCAGAAAAAATTTATTTCTTCTAGTATTGAATTAGGTCAATCATCAGGTTATGGTACCGCAACATATGGAAATTCACAATATGGATCTACATTGTCAGTTAATTCTAAAACAATAATACATTTTAGCTATTCATTTGCAGATGTTCAGGATTATAATATTGAAGGAGGATCTAACTCTTTATATATGGGATCAAAATTAATTGGAAAAGATTTTAATATTGAACCTACACGATTCGAAGGAGATTTTAAAACAGTAGATGGCGGCCCAGTAGTTGAATTTACAGATATTAATCCAAATAAAATAACATTATCACAACCTGGATCTACTGGTGCATTTGTTATTGAGAAATTAAAGAAGAAAAAAAGTCGAAAAAGAAAAGGATCTTCAGGCGAGGAACCTAGAAGATATGAAAAATAATAAAAAAGTTTAGATGATAATATTTATTAAAAATAAAAGGTATATACAATATGGGATATTTAAATAATAATACAATAACAGTAGACGCAATACTTACAAAAAAAGGAAGAGAATTGTTAGCTGCTGGAAGTAGTGACTTTAATATTACGCAATTTGCGTTAGGAGATGATGAAGTAGATTATGGATTATGGAATGTTAATCATCCATTAGGATCTAGTTATTACGGAGCATTAATAGAAAATTTGCCGCTAGTAGAAGCTATACCAGATGAGACTCAAGCATTGAAACATAAATTAGTTACATTGCCAAAATCTACAACAAGAATACCAGTTATAACAGTTGGAAATGCTTCGATAAATTTATTAGCTGGAGGAGATTCGTCTATCATTAGTCCAAATACAAGTAATTTTCAAGGAGGAAATGCAACATTTGGATATACAGCAATTTTATCTGACAGTACTGTTGCAGATATATCAGTAACAAAACAATTATCAAATCCAGGAAATTTACCAACTGCTCCAACTTTATTAGGATCGAATGCAGATAAACAAAGTGTTGCTGTAGCAGGATTTGAGTTCCAAGTTACTGCATTACCACAAGTTTTATCAGATAAAGAAGCAACTATAACTATAATAGCTAACGAAACTGGTGGTAGTACTACTATTAATGTAAAAGTTAAGAAAGAAGTTGCAGCTACAGCTGTAAGAAAAGAAGATATTGGATTTAGAGAAGAAAATAGAGGTAACTCATATAGATAGAAATTAGAATAAATAGGAAAACAAATGAATTTAATTAATAATTTAAAAACATTACCAAATCATGGTCAAATGGAAACAAGATCTACTACGGGTCAACAAGTTTCGTTAGATGCTGGTGCAGATGAAGCTGAGTTTTTACAAGCTAATCAACCCTCTAATATACCAACAATTCGTGTATCAGGACAAACATATTCAAGTTTTAATCCAGACGAAGATGTTGTTACACAACAAAAAGAAATAGTTACAGCTGGATTATGGACTGGAGGTTTAGGATCATTAACGACATTTCATACTTCTTCTACACAAACTGTTTCTCAGATAAGACATTATGTAGACGTAATAGATGCAGCTCCAAATGTAGAAACAAGAGAAGTTCAATTTGCGTTAGCATACGGTCATGTTGAAGGAAAAGGATCTTCAAAATTAGGAACACAAGAAACTCCTGCAGCACAAGCTATTTATTCGCAATATAGACAATTATTATTAGAAAAAGATGCAACAAGATTTGTAACAGCTGGATCTGGTAGTACTGATTACATATATGTTGTCAATATACAAAGAAGTAGACAAAAAGAAAAAATAGATTTTGGAAATTGGGAGCTACCTTTACAGTCTATTACATCACATGATACAAATGCAACAGGAAGTGTTGCATGTGGTAGTCAAACAGTAACGTTAATTGATGATTCGAGTATTAATTCGAATGGAACAAATACTAGTGCAGGAATAGTTTATAATATTGTTTCTGGAAGTATCGATAATGGAGTACATTCTCCAGGAGGATCTAGTACTGCTACATATTATGGATTATTTTATCCATTACATGGTATTATGGTATTAGATGGAAAAATGTTAGATCAACATGTTGGATTTAATACTAATTTAAGTGCTACTAATTCTGCAACAGCAGAAGGTAATAATCATTTTATATTATTTAATTCAATATCAGGTTCATCAGCTGCGGCAAGCGGAAACATTGGATTTGAAGCAAGAAATGAACAAGAGATAACAAGTACTCATTATTTTGTAAGAGTAAAAAATGGAAGTTTTAATTTTTCAAATAATCCTTCATATGTAACTGGATCAGTTGGAGATTTAAAACAATCAACATTTGTTAATAATCCAAAAGCATATATAACAACCGTTGGATTATATAATAGTAAAAATGAATTATTAGCTGTTGCTAAATTAAGTAAGCCGTTATTAAAGTCATTTTCTAGAGAAGCATTACTGAGAGTAAAATTAGATTACTAAAAATAATTACATGGAATTAAGGCCCGTTATATTTATAATAAATATATAACGGGTTTTTTCTAATATGAGTAATCAAAATACAGATATCACTAATTATAACGGTACGGTACCAACTGTATTTAAAAAACTAGACTCAGCTGATTATAAAGTTAATCCATTTGAAGCAAATAAACAATTTACATTTACTTCTGCAAGTGCTGTTGAAGATGGATTTCTTCCGTTACAAGGAGTATATGTAAATACATTACCCAAAATTTTAATTGATAATAATGAAACATTTCCTTTAAACATTGACAATTCATATCAATTTAATACATATTATTCAATTGATCATTTATTTTATAAATACAAATATGAGCCGGCAAAAACATTTGGTCCAACAAATTTAAATAAAGTAGAAAAGTATTTATATCAAACAGCTTCAGTTTTTAGTATTCCTCAAAAACGATTTGGCGATGGAATTAAACTAGATTCATTTACATGGACTAATGGATCATTAACATTAAATTCTGATAGACATGGAAATATATTTGATATTAATGCTAATTCTTCTAGTTTTTTAGAAGATTTTCCAATGTTTTC